GGCGATCTGTGTTGGCGAGAAACCCATCATTAAACCTGAGTTAATTTGAGAAGGGTTTGCTGAACCAAAACCACTAACATCAGCTAAGAAATTGTACGCGCTGTTGGTATAAGCCGTTTCCTTTTTTCGTGGTTTCAACCAGTCAGGTAAATATTGATCTAAACCGCCCAACAGACCACTTACAGCGTTAGCGCCTGTTCCACCACCACCTATTAAGTTAGCCATGTTCTGTAGCTGTGCTAGTCTTTCTGCTTGACCAAGCTCTGCTGCTTGTAAGTAACCTTCTAAACCAGACTGCTCAAGCTGTCCTTGCAGTGTAGCGCCTGTGCGTTGACCTTGTGACAAGTAACCAGCAGGAATCTGACTAGCTTCTAGCAACGACAATGCTTGCTGCTGTGGCTGGTATCCCGCTGCCTGCAACAACCCACCTAGCTGACCAGCCTGTAGCATTTCTTCCTGAGACTGCTGACGCGCACCTAAGTTAGCACGGGCCATAGCTTCCTGTCGTGCAGTCTCTTGAGCCAACAACTCAGGAGAAGAACCACCATAAGCAGCAGAGCCTAAACCTAAGCGCCCTTGTGACAGCATACGCTCTTCTAGTGCTAGACGCTGACGTTCCTCTTCAGGACGCTGTACGGCTCTCATCTGCTCGTATAGCTGCGCTTGTGCTGTGGCAGGGTCTGCACCTACTTGACCAAACAAACCACCTACCTGACCCTGTAGCTGCGTCTGTAGAGCCTGTTGCTCTGGAGACAAGTCAATACCAAACCCGCCTTCAGGAGTAGTTCGTACATTGGCTAAACCACTAGTTACCGTGTATGGTTTAAACTGAGATGCTTCTACAGCTTGTCGGCCTAGACGTTCTCCACCTTGTAAAGCCTGTTGGCCTAGTTCTCCAAAGGCTTGTTCGCCTTCTCTACCTAAAAGGTAACCAGCTCCTACGTTAAATAAACTGTCTGCTAAAGCCATTAGTACGACCCTCCAGTAATTGTGCCAGCCGTTAGTGTGCCTGACACGTTTACGGTTACAGCGGTTGTAGTTCCTGTCAGCGCAGCGTCAGCAGCATTAGCCTTAGTAGCACTGGCAGTAGCAAGATTATTAAATTCTGTATCAATTTCTGCACCTTTGACAATCTTGTTGGGATCGCCCGAACTTAGAGAGTCCTTAGTTGCAAAGTTAGTGGTCTTTGTATAGTTGGACATTAGATAAGTCTCCCTAGTAGAGCATGTATGTCAATTTTTTGAATAGAAAATGCAGCATTGTTTATCTCAGCTTCAATACCAATAGTAACAACTTCGCCGCTACCGCTGGTATTAACCTTCGGTGTGTTGATAAGGATAGCAGCAGAATACTCACCTGTTGTGTTGTATTCAGTAATACCGTACTCTGCTATGTTAGAACTACCAAAGGTAAAGACTTGCTTAGTGTATGCAGAACTATAGTCGTAACCCCAGTTTAATGTAGCAGGCGTGTTCTGACCACCAATAATAGTAATGTTAAACTTCTTTAAGAACTTTAGATTAGAAGCGTTGCCAAAGTCCATAGGGTTACTGAAGTATCGCATCTGGTATTTGTTAGTACCGTCCATGTAGCCGTTGTATTTAACAATACCGCTAGAGATACCTATGTATATGTCACCGCCTTCTATAGAGACAAACGACAAAGGATACAAACCAGACCAAGTAGTAACACGATTAGAACCATCCTCTAGTTGTCTACGCATGTCAAAGCAGTATACTAAGTTACTGTCTGGTAGTGTTAGTAGATAGAAGGCTTCTTCAGAACTGTACAGTGACTTGATAGCGTTAGTCTGTGCTGGTATTAGAGAAAGCAAATCAGTGCGTACATTCTTGCTGATGTCACGCATGGGCATAGACTTCTCTTGGATAGTCCTGCCAAAGCTACGTACACCTGTCTCAGACAAAAACAGTATGTCAGTGCCTGTGTGCTGTACTGAGTCACGAGCTATGCAGCCAACGCCTTCTATGGTGTCTGTAAGCGTCATAGAGGCAGGAGAGGATGCACCTGAGTACACAAGTATAGACTTCTTGCCAAAGATGATTAGAAAGCCATTGTGGGCTGCTAAGGACGTTATCTCATCAAAGCCTGTAGGCCATACTAATGTAACGTCTAACGAGCCTGAAGTGCCTCCTGTCCAAGCATGACCGTTAAGTGTGTCAGACCAGTATACCGTGTGCTTGTCACCTGTAACGTCTGCTACCCACAGTTTACCGTAGGCTGCTAAGACTTCATTACCTTGTGGAGCAGTGACTGTGCTGTGGCTATGTGCTGACATTTTTTCTAATACAAAAGAGCCTGATTCATCTGTGCCTATAAGTGGCTCGTTGCCTCTCTGGAACATGTACACATGGTTGTTTAATGTTGCTGTTTTCCAGTTGTTAGCTGAAGGAGTATAGCTACTAGGAGTAATGTCTGTTAAGGTTGTAGTACCTTTGAATACTTTATTGTTACCTGCTGACAGTATGACCTTATCGCCAGAGTTATCAATAAACTCGTACATGGTTTCTATACCACGGCTGCTGCCTAATACAGAAGAACCATTAGTAGATACCTCTACCCAGCCCTTACGCGCACCAATACGGCCTAGCTTGTCAATAACACAGTTGTCTGCAACAGCAGCAAACGAAGGATCAACACCAATGGGTGAGTCCTGTGTGTTAAGACCAGCAAATCCTGGGGCTGCTACTGTAATGTTCTGTAGTTGTTGTGCCATTTACGAATACCAGATAGTTTCTTCAGGATGTTGAGATGCATCAATAGCAATAGCATCTGCCAAGGTATTGTCAGCCAGTGCAAACAACTCTGCTGCTGATGTGCCGCCAGTCTCTCCACGCTCTCTAGCACCTAATGCAGTAGCTAGTTGTATGACAGGAGAAGAAGGAATCAACATGTTGTCTGTGTCTTCTGTGAAGTCTGCTGTGCGTAGTACCACGTTAAAGCGCAACTCAAACACACCGCTAGGCTTAGGATACACATCAACAGCATTGTCACCAGCAGCGTTAACACCGTTGAAGCTGTAGAACTGTGGAGAACCAATAGGTGGTGTCTCAATCAAGAAAGCATTGTCCATCCAGCGAGAAGCACGGTACTGCATGAAGAAGTCTGACGTGTCGTTAATAACGTCCAGCACCTTCATCCTGTTCTGTGAACCAGTTAATACATAGTTAAACGTCTCTGTCGTGGTAGACACTGTGAGAGTAGTACGTAGAGCAGTCCAATCGTAAGAGTCTTCTACGGTGCGTTTAGCGTCATTAACAAACTCTCCAATAAGTTTAGAATAGCTGTTCTGAGATACAGAAGTTACTTCGTCCTCTCTCAGCCTGCGTAGTACGCTGTTAACTAGTTGTAAGTAAGTCATTAGAAATTATAGCTCCGTCCAAGTATTGGGTCTTCGTAATATGTATCTTCAAAAAAGTTCTCTGCTGGTGCGTCTAAGTCCACATACTCTAGCGGCTCAATCTCTAAACCAACTTCAGTTTTAAACTTAAACAGCTCATCTTTAAACAAGTTATCTGTTGTGCGTGTAGGTGAGGGTTGTGAAGCTAATAAACCACCCTCTGGTAAATTGATATTAAGCTGTGGGAAGCCTAAGTCAAAACTAGGGAAGTCAACACTAGGCAAATCAATATCTGGTAAGACATTTCTAACAGCAGTGTCTAAAGCAGAGAATGCATCGCCAATAGGTTGTGTAATCTTGTCATCAATAACCTTACCTGCTTTTCTAATAGGCTGTATAATAGCATCGTCTGCTACGCTACCTGTCGCACGAACAACATCTTCTGTTGTGCTGCCTACTGCTCTAATTGCATCTTCAATCTTGTCAACGTCTTCAGGAATAGCTTTTTCAACAAGCTTAGCAACTTCTGTAGCTACTGTACCTATAGGACGTACAATGTCTCTAACGACATCTTCTATAATGCCTAAGTCTATGTTAGTCTCAGGAAGGTCAATAGAGCCTAGTGTCCCACCTTCTGTAATATATTTACCTACGCCAGCAAGAAGAGCCTCGTCTAATTCTGTACCGCCTGCAACCTCTGAAACAACTTTGTTTAAACCAGCTTCAAAGTCGTCATACTGGATACCAGCATTTTCAATAGCTTCTTTGTCTAATCCTACTTTACCTAAACCTTCTTTAAGCAGAGGTGTGCCTACTAAAGCAACAGCAGCACCTTTAGCATCACCAGCGGCAGCTACGTTTAAAGCAGCTTGTGTTTGTGCGTAGGTAGAGCCGAACAAGCCTGTTCCAACGTCTGTTACTGCTGTACCTAAGTCTCCTGTTGTAAACGGGTCTACGCCTCCTAATGCGCCTCCGTACTCCCCGTTATCAAAGACAACTGGTTTCTTAATAACTCCTGCCATCTCTAACCCAGTCAACATGCTAGTAGCTATTTCCATTGGAGAAACGTCTACACCTGACGCAGCTTTTGCAGCAGTCATTGCCAGAGTTCCACCAGGAATAAAGCTAGCAGCTACATTAATAATAGGCTCTTTTAAAAAACTTTCAACTAGATTATCATCTTTAACAAAAACTGAAGAGTAAGTACCTACTGGCCCTTGAGCAACTAACTCACCACCTTTAAATTTATCAGGCATAAGTTTAAAACTAGCATTATCATCACCTGTAGTGAGATACATCGTTTTGCCATCTACTTCTTTAGTTAGCGGTATATCATTTTTAGTAATGTAGTCTGATAAAGATTTTCCAGAGGCAACCCCAATAACCGCTTGTGGTGAGCCACCAGTACCTTCTCTAGCAAAATCACTAGGATCAAACTGATTGTAATTTACTACCTTTGCTGCTGACTCTCGCTGCCCTTGTATATTGGTAAAGTAATTACCATAGTTACTCAAGGCTTGTTCAGAACTGTCATATTGCGTACCAACACCAAAGTCTAAATCAGGTATTCCTTGATACGTGTTTAAGTTTAACGAAGGAGCTTCACCAGCTTCTATAGCGTCTACTTCTCTCCTCTCAGCCATAGTCATATCTGAATAGAACTTAGCTTGTCTTACAGGAGCTACAGGAGCAGCTACAGGAGGAGTATACGAAGCTGTTGGGCTAATGTCAGGAAGATCAAGACCAGAGAAGTCTAAGTTGCTAAAGTCTAAGCCGCTAAAATCAAAAGGACTTGCTAAAGAAACAACTTCTTCTTGTACAGGACGAACAGCAGACCTAACAGGTAGGTTTACTACAGGGTCACTAATGACAGGAGTAGATGCACGAGCTGCCGCTGCTCTAGCTGCTGCTGCATTAACGCGATTGTTTGTACTGTATCGTCCACCACCCATTAGCGTTCTCTCTGTACGTTCTTAGTCTTCTCTACTGTACGCATAGCACCTAAGCCTAACATACCCATTAGTACACTTGTGAGCAATGAGCTATCGACAGGTGGGACAGTAAACCAGATGCCTAGTATTGGAGCTAGGATAGTAGAGTAGAATAAGGCTAGTCCACATATCCAACCTATTGCAGGTCTCCAGCCAGCG